CGGTATCCGCTATGTCGATGCTGATGTTCTTAAAACTGGACAGATCTCCGGCCAAGCCCACCAGAGTCTTGCTCATTTCTTCTGCCTGCGCAGTGTTAAGCCCCAAGCTGGTAGCCATGTCCCCGTAGGTAGCAGCCATATCCAGGGCAGTGCCCCTGGCGATGCCATAGCGTTCCAGGGTGGTATCGCTCCAGTTCTTAACGCCTTCAGCGTTATCCTGAAAAGCTACTTCCACCTTGTTTAGAGCTTCATTGGTATCTGAGGCCAGTTTCACCGCAGCGGTTCCGGCGGCTGCAAGCGGTGCGGTAACCGCCAGGGACATTCCCTGACCGGCACTGGTGATGCTGCTGCCCGCTGCTTTTAATTTCTGGCTTGCTTCTTCGGCCTTTTTAGAGAGCTTGGTCCAGGCGGAAGCTTGCAGTTCCAGTTCCTTGGCCGTATTTTTTAGGGAGTGTTCCATATTGGCCAGAACCTTTTCGGCCTGCAGCATTTTAATCTGCAGTTTTTCCACCGCGACCGCATCCTGCTCGGTACTGCCCGCCGCTTTGTCATAGGCATCTTTTAAGGCGGCAACTTTTTGCCTTTGCACCTCAGCCTGCTTGTTTAAGTATTCAACTTTTAATTTAAGTTGGTCGGCGGCGCTGCCCATATCGCCCATCTTGGCGGCGGCTGCCTGAAATTCAGCTCTGGCCAGCTTAAGCGACTGATCCAATTCTTTCATGCCCTGATTAAAGCCGGTGTTGTCCAGACCAACTTTGACCAGCAGTTCACCGATGGTTTCAGCCAACTGTTTTCACCCCCTTACCAAATATCATCAATGTACCCGCTTGGATTGTTTTCAGCTTCGTTAACTACAGAGCCAACAATGAGCAGATCCCAGAACATATCGAGCGTCATGGCGTCAATCTGTTCCGGGAGCCAGTGGTAGCTTTGGGCCAGGCTCAAATAGAAATACACCACCATTTGATAAGCCGACAGATGGCTTAGGTCAGGTCCGTCGGCGGGATTTACTTTGGGAGTTCTGTCATCTTGCGGCTTACGGCCTCGGCCACCCAACTGGCAATCTGGTAAAAGAGAGGGACAAACTCATCCAGGTCCAGTTCTTCTTCAATAACCTCAGCGGTAATTTCCGGGTGATTAAAGGCAGCAGCGATCAGGCGTTCCATCTCGCTTAGAGCTTCCTCATCGCCTTGCTCTTTATCGCCGAATTTATCCTTGAATTTGGTCACTTCGCGCCAGAGTTTGACCTTGGGCGGCGGTGCGGTGTATGTCTTTCCTTTAAGAGTAATCTTGGGGTTCTCCATCGATATCCCTCCCTGTGTGATAGCGGTACAAAAACCGCCCCGATTGGTTTAATCGGCGGTGGTGAAGCTGCCGATTGAAGCATTGGCCAGGTTTTGGCCGTAAATATCTCTGACACCCTGCGTGCATACCATGATGTAATCCGCGCCCGGGACCAAATTGCTGGCCGGATTGAAAGTCACCACCTTGTGTTCTGAATCGATACCAAGGACTCCGGCAACTAAGGACCCATCATCAGCCTTTAATAAGATAAAATTAGCGGCGGTTACATCGGTAGCCTGGATGGCGTTGGCAAAGGTCCAGGTCAGGTTAGCGTCTGCTGCCACTCCGCTGGAACCATCCACCGGACTTATTGTCACCGTCAAAGGGGCGGGGGCCGCTCCGTCCACCGCCGTGAACCAATTTGTGCCGGTTGAAGCTGTCCAATCGGGATGATCCTCATCGCCGATCTTCTGCCAGGCGTTGTCAAAGGTGCGTTTGATAAATGTCCCCTTGATTTTGGGGGTCTGAAATTTGGGCTTATCCTCCGCAGTCTGGTACTCTTGCTCCTGCAGGGCGAATTTCCCTTTATACAGCCATACATAGCGGTAGCTGCCGTTGCTCTTTTTGGACTTGAACCCCAAAGCCACATAAGGCGCGGTATCGGTTGACTTTTTGATCAGCACCCCGCCAGTGACACTGTGTCCCAAAAGGACCGCCTGGGTGTTGAGGTCAATATCTTTAGTCTCAAACTCCACATCGATTTCTCCCAGCGAGGTAACGGTTTCATCAGGCCCGTCGTCGCAGTACAGGGTTTCTGTGTTGCTCTTGGGACTTATTTTGGCGTTGATAGCCCCGGCTATGGCCACCGGGCTGTTATATGTCGTTGCTAAAGGCGTATCGCTGGTAAGAACCGCGTAATACAGGCTGTTTAAGCCTACTTGTACCCCTGCCATTTTTTAACCTCCTTCAACTTCCCGCTCAGTCACATACCTGAGCGCTTTATGATAAATTCCGGTATCGTCTTCATAAAGATCAGCGCTGCTAGTTCTTTTAAAGCCTAATGATTTCATGATTTTGTCCACCTCGGCGGCAATAGGGGAGGTGCTGGCTGCTTTTACCCACACATCCACTTGCAGGTGCACCTCAGCCACAAAAGCAGTGCCGTCTGCCCAGGCGGAATCGAAATTAGTTAACTCAAACAAAGTAATGTATTTATCTAAGCCCTCCGGTGCTTTCAGCTGGTAGATATGAGCCCCGCCCAATAAAGCCAGTAAATCTGTGTTTTCCTCCAAAGCCGCCAGGACTTCCGGTTTGACATTGATCATAGGTCAAGCCCCGCTTTCAGGGTCTGCCTGATGGTTTCCAGCACCTGTTTTTTGCTTTCGGCTTGGGCCGGACCCATGAAAGGGCGGGCGGTCATCTTGGAGGTGCCGTACTCCAGAAATTTGCCATAAAAAAAGGGAGCCTTTGGCCCCACCTCCACGTATTTGCCGTTTTCATCCTGCTTTGGTTCGCAAATCACGATATTGTCGGCCAGATGCTCCTTTGCCTCTAAACTGCGCGGCGCTTTTTGGCTGGCGTTTTCCTGGACGATCTTGGCCCCGGCATAGAGGGCTTGGTTCTCTACCGGAGCGGCTCTTTGCCCCAGTTCCTTTAGCCTATCTAAAATCTCATCCATACCTTCCAGGGTCAGATTACCCGCCACCGGGGATCACCTCCTTGCACATCAGTTCTATTACATGGTGCCGCTCATCCTTATCGATTACCGACAGAATTTGAAATACCCGGGAGCCATATAGTACCCGCATGGAAGTAGTTAGCCCGGTTCGGTAGCGGATTTTAATCCGGGTGGTGACTTCCGACTGCAAGGCTCCCGCCTGGGAATATTCTTTACCCGATATGTCCGACACTGCTGCCCACACTGTGGCTACTGTAGTCCAGTTTTCCAGGGGGATGCCTTCTGATTTGGTGATAGTCTTGGCCTGCAAGGTAATACGCTGCCGCATCTGACCCATTAAATCGCGCTTCTTCATAATTACCACCCTTCTCGGCGGTAGGCGAATAGGAGCCTGGTCATAAACTCAATTAATGCTTTCATGTCGACTGCTTCCCGTAGTTCATAAAGATTGCCGATAGCATAGAGTAGGGCTTGTTTAACTGTTTCCGGCACCTCGGTAAATTCGGTCAGGGGAAAGCGCAGAATGTCCTGGCAGAGCTCCTCGGCGGCACCTATGAGATCGGTGATGAGCGTATTGTCTTCATCACCGTCTACTTTTAGATACAGTTTTACTTCCTCCAAAGAAAGCACCAATACGCCCACCGCCTTTCATTACTCGGCTGCCATAAGTCCCGCAGCTTTAAGCTTAGCGAGGAGGGCATTGAAGTCGGTCACCAGTTCGGCCACCTCGGTTGCAATACTGTCGGCCTGATTGGCAGCGGTCTTGGCAGCTATAGCATCATTTAAAATCTTGCCCTGTTTAGCCGACAGGGCGCTGGTAGCTGAGGTTGAGTCAAGGGCATCAACCACCGGGACGGATAAGATCCCTTCAATTGTTGCACCTTCCGCAATTGTCAGCTTGCCGCTGGCCGCAATCTCAAGCGATCCGCCAATGACGGTTTTCTCGCCGCCTTGCTCAGTGTAGTTTTTTACATTGCTCATAACTCACACCTACGCTTTCATCTTAAGTACCTTGATGGCTTCAGAGAGAATCAGCTTGCCGTCCACCCGCTGGGTTGCCTTAAATCCTACCTGACCGGTTGCCGCATAAAGCTCGTTCAGCCTTTGGAAGGAACGGCCTTGCCGATCAGCAATCCAGTAGTAGCCGAAATCACCGAAAGCGATAGTTTTAGCCCCTGCTGCAATTGCTGGTACATAGGCTGAAGTCTTGACCGGACGATTTAAAATCGTATCCGGCTGTCCGGCAGAAATGGAGGGCTGCCACAGGTACTGGCCGTTGCCGTCCTTTAATTTTCTGATGGCTTTGACAGTGGAATCATTCATCACGAATACGGCGTTTTTGCGGTAAGGGGATTTAAGACTGTAGAACAGATCCATTATCTCATCCACCGTAATAGCCGTTGCCGAAGCAGCAGTTACGCCCAGTTCCGCTCCGCCGGTAGCATTGAAAATCCCGGTCGGCTTGCCGGTTCCGT